AAGTACCTTCATATGTACCCAACGCAGAAAGAAGTTGATCCTTTTCTTCCTTGGATATATGACCTTCGTCATAGGCTTGATTTATTCTAGCTTTATATTTTTCGGTACCAATCTGTTGTTGATAAGTTACAGCCTGTAAGGCAAAAGCTGATTTTAATAATTCTTCGTGTTGGTCTATACTAATTAATCCATCTTTATATGCCTGATCAATAGTAGCCTGTCGTCTTTTTCTATCGGCTGTAGCTATACCAAACGCACGATTAATTAATGCTTGTTGCTGTCCTGCGTATTCAGGAAGTTTAGGAAGAACATCTTCAAATGCTTCAAATGGAAACTCTGGAAAGAATTCGGAGTAATCATCTGTACCAAATCCAAATGTTTCAGCTATTTTTTTATAATAATTCGGGCCAAAGAAACTTTCATAATCTACCCATGTACCACCGGCGCTCTCACAACCTGCCTGTCCTCTCTCTGTAATCTCTTCCGTAGCACCCTGACAGAATCCACCAAGATTAACTGTATCTAAATATCCATCAAGTGTCTCTGCATATACTGCATCAGATATACAATCGTAACCTGCGGGGTTATTAGCATTTTCTTTACAGGTATATCCTTCGGGACAGCTAGCAGTATCACATGGGCCAGGTATAGTAGAATCCTTATCACCTAAACAATTACATGTTTCATTCGTACTATCCCATTCACATCCTTGCTTTGCGTTACAAGACTCTTTTTGCTGTCTTATATAATCAGACCAACCGTATATAGGATCAGGCTGAGTAGGGTCAGCGGCAGGAAATGTAGTGGTAGCGCCTTGAGTACTAGTTGTACCAGTCGCATCACCTAAAAGACTATTTTGTTGAATAACAGGTGCCATTATTTATTTTAAAACGAATATGGCTGCCCATACCCCATAGATGGCTTAGGAGTGGGGCTAGATTCCATACTGAACATTTTACCTAATATACTTTCAGGTTTCATGAAAGATTCACGACCATATGCTTCTTTAAGTGTTCCGAAAATATCGAAATCACTATCAATGTCCGGATCCATCCAATCAGAAACCATTTTTCTACTTTGAGGATTCTCAGCAACCATAAATTGAATATTATCAATAACTCTATTCATAAAATTTCTACCTCTTTGGGTTGTAAGATCAACTTGGTGTTTTTGCATATACCTGTTAAAGTCGCTTCTTTTTTTACCTAGAATTGCGGCTTTGGATTTATGAAACCTTACAGGAACTTCACCCAATGATTCGGGCATTTCTGGAACGCCCCTCTCTTTCCACCCTTTCGATGTAACGGCTCCCTTCTGTCCGATCCACTCGCCAGCGGTAGAACCTATATCGTATCCCATTTTAACCGCCTGAGGAGTTTTACCAAAAATCAACCCTATGATGGCACCTATTCCGGCGGCTCCAAATGGGCCACCATACTGTCCCATCCTTTGCTCTCTCTGCCCTTCTCCTCGATAAGCTCCCTCGGCAAATTCTTCCTGTTCCAAGCTTCTTCCAAGAATCTTTTCAAGGTCGGAGCGTTGTGCTATATTTAAAAGAGACCGACCAGTAGCACCAGCCAATCCTGCGGCTCCTTTTAATCCTGTTAATTCTCTTGAATATTCCGCCATAATTAATCTCCTTTAACTTAAACTATCCCAAGTATTAGTACTTTCTTCAATGGGAATAAAATCTGAATAATAAAGTTTCGCACCTAGCCTGATATATAATCTAAGATTCTTCCCAGGAATCCTAGAATACATTCTATCTCCATCAGCCATCTCACCTAACGAAGGCGGCTTATCAGAAATAGCAATCGGTGACTGCGAAACATTTCTTAATTTTCTTTCTATGTTCTCCACTAGCTAACTCTTTTGTATATAGGTCTGTATTCAACAGACAAATCATTTATTTGTATGCCATCTGTAACGCCTGTAGCAGTCGAAGGGTTGGTTACCTTAAATCTAATGCTCTGACATTCTATAGGCGTACTAACCGTAGCTCTTAACTTCTGCCATCCTGATCCTGATGCAAAATTACCTGTTAGCTGACTTGAAAAACTGGTGCTACCATCAGTAGCATAATAGATTGGTTGAGTTTGATTGGTATCACTTTTGTAGGTTAAAGTCAAACCATAAACCTTCTTCTTCCTGCCAGGGTCTCCAAAATCTATATCTCTAGTTGTGAATTTAAATTCATCTTCACCTATAGCTCTCATCGTATCAGACCATTCTTTTATATTATAACCATCTGTGGTAGCATTCCAGGTATTGTTTGCACCACTCCAGTCCCCTGTTGTAGCCCACTCTAGATCGCCAAAATATTTTGTCTGATATACGGTTGTCATATTTCCATTCCAATCTACAACCATATTACTTCTATTATAATCATCGTCAAAGGCAGACTTACCGCTAACAAAAGACTGAACTCTAAAATCGTAAACATATACATCGCCAAGGTTGGCGAAGGCATCTTTCAATACAACCAAATAATATCTTCTAGGATTATATCCTATTAAACTATCTTCAGTAACAAATGACTGCCAATCTGATTCTTTAATCTTATTGAATAAAAGATTTGTTATATTCTGACCATCATACATATAGAGTCCAAAATCATTAATCCAACATATCCCAAATTCTGTCTTTACAGATGCGTATGGATGCAATATCCCTGCGAAGTCTTTAATATTCTCTACATACCAGTTTGCAGGAGATGGTGATGCTATATTTATAATATATAACTTTCTATTCTTAAAAGCTAACAGTCGATCTGAAAACTCTTCCAGCTTGATAAATTCCTCAGCATCACCTTTGACCACATCAATGAAGAAACTTGTTGGAAAGGTATCAAATTTCCCGATAGGTGTATACATAATCCTATCTCTCATTCGCATAGCTATGCCATCTTCATTGAATGTTTTAACATTGGCAACATAACACCTTCTATTGGCTATAACGGCTGTCTTATATCCTTCTCCATTACCTGATATAGTTATCTTCTTTTCGTCAGGCCTAAAACCATTTAATATTTCATATGTTTCCAGATTGAGCGAAAGTGAGATTATACCGGTAACCTTAACATCGTCTCCGCTATCTATAACCCAAGGACTGTATACAGCACCCATCTCAGCTCTAACGCCATCTCTTAAATTAATATCCAAAAGCAAAGCCCAAGGATCGTCTGTGCCATCTTTCCTAGCATATACCCTACCACCAATAACTCTTTTATCAAATGGAGCTGCCGCATGAACTTCCAGTGTTAATTTATGACTATCTCCACTAGGAGTAAATGTTGCGGTTGATTCATCTAATAAAGATTCTTGGCCTCCTACATATATCTTAGTAGCATTAACCTGATATGCAACATTCTCATATGTACCGCCGGTAGAAGATGCTACCTTTATATTAAATCCAGTACCAGCACTTGGATAGGTTGTATTGTGTACAACAATATCAGTCGGGGGAGCAAGAGTATTGGCAACACTTACCCATTCATCATAATCAACATCAGAAGACGGACTAATACCATTAAAGTCAACTCTTTTAATATATCCATACCAATAGGGTTGAACAGCGGCTCCAAATGAAGCATCTGCAACTCTCAAAGCTTCGTCAGCAAAATAGAATACGCTTAAAGGAAGTCTATGTATTGTAACGGTTCCTGCCTCACTAGCTTCAACTGTGAATGGCGTTCCCTGTGCTGTAATAGTCCCAGCCGTCACCTTTGCAACCCTTACAGCATTTAAATTATTTTCTGTCGTACTTGAGCATCCGGTAATACCTATAATATCACCCTTTTGAAAACCAGCACTTACAAATCCATTCGCACTATCTGTTATTGTTGATGTTGTAGGAAAATCTATCTGACCTCCACCACCAGCCACATCTGTAGTAATAGACCCTAAACTAAATACATCGGCAGTAAATGAATCTCCCGTCTTGTCATACAAATCTACATTTGCAGTCTTAGAATCCATAACCGCTAACCAGTTCTCACCAGTATCAAGTGCGGACGATCCCTTTTCATGATCCGATTCAAATACAAATGCACCATATCCAGGAGTAATATGTCCTGCTACCAAACCTGAACCAACATCTGCATGTGCTGTATCTCCTCCTAGAGGACGAACAGATTTTCTTTGATCCATTACAATGTTTTCAGCTTCGGATATTTCATTCTCAGCTAGATCCCTTGGATCCATAGCAGAGTTCAATCCACCTGAAAAATCATTTAATGTATAAAATCCTTTAGGCATGAAGTGCTCTCCTAAACCAGCCGTAATAATACTTTTCTAACTTAGGTCTTGTCATAGCTAATCTAGAATATTCCATAATTCTATAAGCTCTCAATCTATCAGACTCTAATTTTCTTGCCGCCTTTATAGTATTAGGGCCTATCTTACCATCTACCTCTATCTTATCTTTATTCTTTCCATTACAAGCACGTTGTAGTATTTTAACAGATTTTGCTATACCTTGATTTACAACCATATCAAAATACTGACCTTGTAATTTATCAGGTAATCGTTCAACTTTTGCTGGTAACCAATATTCATCTTTATATATTTCTACAGCATCATCTAATGTAAGATTTTTTATATCAACTTTAGGATATGCTTTTTTTGAAATACCATACTTTGTCTCTCCGCCGGGGTCATCAGGGTCGTTTACATATCCACCTTCACGACCGATAACCTTAGTTATCTCCTGATAAAAGGGCATTATTTTTTCTTCATTACCTTCATGCCCATCAAAACTTTCTTCATAGACGCCCAAATTAAGTCGTCCATCTTGCTCGGCGACATGGCGACGATTTTGTCTACCACC